CTTAGCAACTCCTTTTCCTTGGATCTGATACCAACCGTACGTTGAAGCAACGTTAGCGCTCATAGCTACTGCTACTGGCCCTATTGCGTTTGCTGCCAACAATGTGGTTGAACCATCGTCCATGTTGTATGTTACCCAACTTCCAATTGCTGTACTTGCAACACCTAGCAAATAGATAAATTCACCTGCAAGATATGTAGGGTCTTTAGCTGTTACTATTGTACCAAGTTCAAGCTGTTTAGTCGTGCTCACTGTGCCTATAGGCTGTACACCTACTGGCCCTGATATTATTCCAAATGCCATAATCTTTAATCTCCTTTTATCTTTTAAATAGGGGCCATTTCTGACCCCTTAATCATTAAGCTTTAAGCACACCTTGAAGGAAAGCATTTGACATAGTCATATTGCCTGCCCACCCGATAAGCTTTACTAGTGCGTCCTGATTTACTGCCCTTCTATCACCGTCTATAGCTACAAAGTTTCTCTTTGAATGTGTCTTCAAGAAAAGATACTTAGTGTTTAAAAAGTACATGTGGTTTGATGGACATGATCCGCCGTAACCACCATCTAGAACGACATCAGAGTTCATGAACTTAATTGTAGGGAAACCAGCAGCGGCCATGCCTGAGCTAGAATCTGTTACAATTTGTTGAAGCCCTGATAGGTACTTGTGGTAGAACGTCCAGTAGTTATTATCAGCTAAGATAAGATCAGGGGCATCATCACCTCTAACTAATTGAACATACAACGCAGTCATTTTGTCGTAAACGTCTGTAGATGCAGTAACACCAGTCTGGACGATATTTTTCCAAAAAGTGTTAGTTGATCTATCGATACCACCAACAGTACCAGTAGAAGGAGAATCCGCAACTAATAGTTGTAATCCACCAATCTGCTTGCCGCTCGTGCCTGTACCATCAGAGTAACAACCATTTGCTACTGTATTCTTAAGTGTCTGTTCAGCTACCTTGATTCTTTCCTCTAATAGGTCAAGCATTGCTTCTTGCCCTGAGTTCTGAATCATTTCAAGCCCGTTAATCACAACCGCACCGGCTGCTTGCTTCCAAGCAAATTCAGCATAGCCCATAGTGTTAGCTGAGCTAGTATCGATTGTTTCTGAACCTGAGTAGTAACCAACTGTTCCGTTTTCTGCGTGCGAAAACTCTTGATAAAGAGACTTACCACCAGAAACTTTGTTGTTGTTTCCTCTTTCATTTAATCTGAATAGCAAAGCTCTTGATTTGCTTACACCATCCGCTACAATTTTAGACCTTTTTTCAATAGTGGTCGTAACTAGATCGTCAAATGCTCCCATGAGGGGCCTCCAAATTTATTACATTACAAAAGTTTATATTTCATTTGCTAAACCAGCCTTAAGTAGTCCTCTGATGCTTAAATCGCTTACTGTTTTGCTACCGTTAGGCGCTCCACTTAATGATGATCCTGCATTTTTGGCTTTGCCTACCTTCTGCCTGTTAGCTTCCTGCATTTGTAGCGTTTGCTGCCTCTGCAATTCCGCATATGCTCGTGGGTTTGCTCTCATTGCCCTACCGTACAACTCTTCTAATTTTTGTCGGGTTGAAGCATTTGGCATTTCCCTTTCCACTAATGGAAGAAGTGTTGCCATGTCCTCACGTAAATCATTCGCATACGGATAGATTGCTCTACCTGTTGCATCTGTAGCCCCTATAAAAGCCTCTACTTCTTGCACTACTGATTGATTGTGTTGCTGTTCTACGTACTGCCTAGCCTGCAACTTCTCATTCTCTAGTGCCTCAAGTTTAGCCTTTAACTGTGCTTGCTCTTGATACAAATGATTAACATATGGGTCTTGTGGTTGTGCTGCTTGCGCTACTTGTGCAAATTGCCTGAGATCGACTTTGCAAGCGTTTGCCAACTCAAGAATTGCATCTACTGGTTTTTCCTTTAGGTATTTGTCCCAAGCTAGCGCCTGACTGACCATTTTACCTACGGATACACCATTTCGATTTAATTCGTTTTCGTATGGTTCTACTGCTTTTTCGACTTCTGACCACTTTTGTCGAGACTGATGTAAATATGCGTCCCGCTCTCTTTCCCTTCTAGAGACAGTTTCCTGCACTTCGGGTGGAAGTTTAGCAAAGATTTCCTTTTCATCAGACCGCCAACCAGAAGGTGCTGGCACTGCCGACACTTGTGGTGCTGACTCCCTGCGTTCCTCTTCGACTATGGCGGTATTCTCATTATCTGAGATTGTTGACGATTCTACGTGATCGCCGTCATCATCACCCTCATCATCTAGTACTGGGGATTCCAATACCTGTATGTCCTCGATATTAACTTCCATATCGTCGGCTGTTTCTTGTAATGTTTCCCTGACATCCATTAGTGGTATTCCCCTTTTAAGACCTTTACTAGGCTTTCTTTTACTGATTCGACTTTCTCAGGGGAACTATAAGCCCACCGGTTAATGCTACCATCTTTATGATACCAATCATTACCTATCTCCCTACCACCATATGCCTTGGTAGTTCTCCTGAATGCGCTCTTAGAATTGTATATTTGACCGTTTAATGGGTGAACCATTGGGTCAATTGTATCCTCATGGATATAATAGGAAGACCCGCCACTCGCTGCGGACGGGTCCATCATCTCGATCATGTCTAATTTGCCGGATTCATCTTTCCGACATAACCACTTTCTTCTCATTCCTACCTTTAGGCCCCTATTCGGGAGCAGTAAAGTTGTTCTTGCGGTAATTCTAGCTTAACTTATTACTAGGTGCAATAGCCTGCTGAATTTTCGCCCCTGTCTCAAGTGTGCTTAGTTGTAACTTAGTGTCCATCTCTTGCTTCTTCTGTGCTAGTTTAGCCGCTTCAAGTTGGGTTTCGGTCATGAACTTTTCTTTATCAAACTGCAATTGTGCGACTTGTATAGCTCCGTCCTGTTGCATTTGCGCTTCTCGCCATTGCTTTTCATTTTGACTAGCTACTACTTGAGCCTGCATCTCCATTTGCTTACCTTGTGCTTCCTGTTGCATCTTGGCCTGTTCTATCTGTGGATCTGCCGGTGCTCCGCCTTTACCTTCTGGCTGTGGTTGTTGTGGCGGTTGTTGCTGTATAGCCATGAATGCTTGTTCTAATGCACCCTCTAGGCTTCTACCTGCGTTAAACTTCCTGGCTACGAACATTAAGGCTTCACTAAGTACAGGCGCAAACATTGGCATAGCTTGAATAACAGGTAAGATGTCATTTAGCCCCTGAGTAAGCATGTTAATAAACTGTGTGCTTTGCTCTTGGTCTGCTTGTTCATCTAGTGCTAGAGTGCTGTCTGTCTCTATGTCGATACGATAGCAACGTTGCCGATCATTCTTTAAAAGCTCGATAGATGCGGGAAAGGCTTGCTGATACTCTGGTCCTAGCTCTTGAACACCTGCCACACTAGCTATAGTTTCAGGCTGAAATTGCTCCGATATGATCTCGCCCATTAAGGCTATCAAGTCCCTACAGAATGAGGCAAAATTCTTTTGCTTGTGATCCATTCTAAGGGTCGCGAACTGTGCCTTGGTACGCTGTGCCGTTGCTGTCTCCCTTGGGTCTGTTTGACCTCTGACAATATCGGACATGCCGGATATTTCGTATAGATCCTGCTTGTAGCTGTTCTTGATCTGATAAAGACTTTGCAAAACATTCGCAATATCCTTGATAGGCATCCACTCGATACAACGTTCTAGTCCGCCTGACTGAGCAAATGAAGCCCAATTGTCCACAGGAATTAAGGCTAGCTCCACACCTTCTGTAGCTATTCTCTTTACTGCTTCCTTGGTTGCATCATATAGGCCGGTAATCTTAAGCGCCTTTTCTACTGCTGATATTCTAGCAGATATGGTGTCTAGTGCCTCACTAATCGCCTCATACTGCATGTAATCAGGTATAGGCTTCAAGCTTTCGGTATCTAATGAACCATAGCAAGGGCGCGGGCATGGAAAGAAGTCTTTTAACCCTAAAGGATCTGGCTTAATGTCTAGGATTTGTTCTTTCAGTCCCTTGTGTAGCCATATAACGCGCTTGTTTTGCTTGTCCCATATTTCATAGATTTCTGCCTTCTTAAACAGACTTTTTTCTAGTTCGTCCTTGTCCTCTATCCCTTTAGGCATGAAGTTCATAGGGATCTTAGCGCCTATCTCTTCACCAAAGCGCTTAACACATTCGTCTTTAGTTAAATAGGATATCCGCCACACGCCCATGACCTCTTCCCAAGTCCTAGCCATTGTGTGCCCGAAGTCCTTTCTATGAATATAATCGGCTATAATTTCCTCATACGTAACCACCTCTTGCATGACCTCTGTGTAGTATTGGCCAGTTTGTGGATCAAGTAGTGCGCCTTCTGGTGGCTGGCCTGTCATTGGGTCAAGCTCTGCCGGAACTTTTACAGGCTGTTCTTCAATGGTAGGAATGTAGCGAAGCCATGCCGTACCTCTGCCGTACATTAGAAAATCGTCTCTTACCTTCTCAAGTCGGTTAAAATGATAGTTCTCTTCAAGCTGATACTGCGTTGCGCGTTCTAGTATCTCTCCTGCTATTCTACCTACAGGGTCTTTATCCTTGTAGCGTCTAGCCACTTCGACTTTAGGTAGGTAATAGAACACTGCGGGTTTGAGGTTTTCCATTTGTGACCAGAAAACGTTGTATTGCCCGCGCTTCTTCTCGCCCTTATCGTCCCTATACCTGTCACTAATGCGCTTACAATCTGTATAATACTTCTTAAATTCTTCCTCATATAGCTCTATTTCTGCTGACCACCTTACATGTATAGGATCATGGCCCCCTGCTTGTTGACTAAGACTGTTTTCATCTTCATACTTGATAGAACTCATGCGCTTATACCCTAGGATTATAGATTATAACTTATTATTATCGGCTAATTTGTATAATTCATCAATAGATAGGGATTCGATGCCCTTTAGTTTGGCCTTACCTGGTGGTTTTGATGCGATGTATGGGCGTGACATGCAGGCATAACGAAGTGAATCGGCGGCGTGATCCTCTAGTCTTGTGTCAATGTCCTCAGCTTTCTTTTCGTCGTGGGTCATCAGTGGTAGGGTTCTAATGGTATCCTTGCAAGTCTTAAAAAAATAAATCATTGGGAGCCCGTCCTCATTAGGTCGTAGCCTCTGCCTGATCTGGTCCCACCCTGTGACTCTGGACTTATCGGCCCTTTGCCAGTTAATTTTCTGGACATGAAAGCGCTCTGCCATTGAGGGACCACCATCACTAGTGAATATTGCTGTGTCTGCTACTGAGTAGGTGAACTTCTCGCCTAGATCCCTTGTCTTGATGCCCTCTGCTACCTGTTCGACTGTGTACCTAAGACCTTCATTGATGCCCTTAGCGCCGTACCATTCGCGGTACATGATGATTGCATTACGTGGGATTGATTGGATAGTGCCATCTGACACCGCATACCAACCCACGTGAAAAGGTTTTGATGATCCCCAGTCAAATGACCTAAAGCGCATCCACCAACTAGGAAGCTCAATAGGATCTAATAGGTGAGCGGTGCCAAACTCAGGAAAGAATGAGCCCGCCTGTATATTCCAGTTACCATAACGCATGGCCTCGACTAGTGCCGGACTGCCTAGACCTAGTAAGCTATACTCATAGTCTGGGTTCTCTTTGGTTAGTGTGCTGTTATCCTCAAGCAATGCCGGTATAAACTGCCTAAGCTTTCCACCCTCTGTTTTCCTATCCATCTGGTAAAGTTCTAAGGGCTCCTTATCATCAATCCAGAAACGCTTCACCCACTCATGGCCTATACTACCTGGGTTAGAACCTGCTAGGATGCGCGGGAACTGGCCTTTTAAGTGGTCGGGCACGTCAATGCCTGTAGCTCTGTTACGCCCCCGTAGGAAGCGATATTGCCCCTCTGTGAAGTGAGTAAGCTCATCTATTAATAAGACATGGATCTCGCGCCCTTGGTACTGATTGAGGGCATTGTCGTCCGCTAAATGGCATAGGTAGATCTTGCTACCATTCCAGAACCTAACCTCGTCTTCAACTATCTTACATAGGCCCGCATTAGTCCAGTTAGCAAGCAAAGCCCGATAACCTGTAGGGCCTTCCATGTGGTTGCCCTTAAGATCGACATAGTACCTACGGAATAAATATACCTGTAAGCCTGCGATCTGAGAACACCATAGGATAGAAGCAACCCGCATAAGGTGAGACTTCCCACCACCAGCAGCACCTCCATAAAGTATTTCATTTGCCGGCGAATCAAGGGCCACCTGTTGTTTAGGGTGTAACCCCAGATTAATTGCTACCTCTGCCATCTTTATAGATGTCCTCTTGTAACTTATCCAGTCAGCTAGCCTTGTTGTATGCCTCTAGTGCCTCTACTAACTTAGCTTGAAGTAATAGCCTATATGGTTTTTCTGTGATCTCTTCTAGCTTAAGGTTATGAAAGAAACCGTCTGCGATTTCTGCCTTACTTGGGACGATAGGTAGTTCTGCCGGTGCTTCCACCACTTCTTCCAATACTACTGGCTCTGCTTCCTTGTCTCTAAATGCGTCTAATAATGCCATTGTTCTACTCCGATTTAATTATATTAATAACTGGCTTGATGGCTGATTGACCATCTCCTATGGTTTTTACCATTTCTTTCTCGTGTTGCATACGTTTGTGTTGCTGTGAGAATTGCTCAGGGTTGAGGCGTTCAAGTAAGAATGCACAGGCTGCAAAGGATTTCTCTTTTACTTGTTGCCTTAGTGATTCCATGGCAAGGGCGCATAGTTCTGCTTTAACCTCTTTTATGGCTTGGAGCATCTTATCATCCTTGAGCCACTCGTAAACGGTCATACGGTTAACGTCGACGCTTCTAGCGGCATAAGAGATAGCGCCGTATTGCCTATCGTTTGGATTGTAGCCAGAGTACGCAAGTATATTTGCTACCTTAACTTTGCGCGGGTCATCTATGTAATCGATTATATACGATGGATTACCGTTATCTTTAATCTTTAATTGCTTAGTATCGCTAACTTTTCGCATTAGTGTCCTGATTGTGTATTAATTGTATTCTTAAGCACTAAATAGGTCAAGTGCATTGATTTTATTTTATTCTTTTGCTTTTTCTTGTTGACTGTTGTGTATAGATTGTGTAAGATTGTACTTACTGAGGCGGTAAACTCAGCATATTAATAAATCAGGAGGATATTAAAATGACACCAGAAGGGATAGAATCATTAAAGCAAATACAATTAGATCGTTACAAGTG